CCACCAAACAATCCACTAAAGAAACCTTTTTTCTCTGGCTCAGGAGGTAACTGTACACCAGGAGTAACAACAGGTTTACGTTTAACACCAGCTTCCACAAAATAAGCATTTCTAATTGCATTAATTTCGGCATTAAAGGCATTGTATTCCTTAGATCCAGGGGCGTACGTATCTCGTTGCTTAACTAATGCTGGAATCTGATCGTCAGTATTAATCAAAGCTTGTGCTTTTTGCAACGCTTTTAAATCTGGATCACCAGCAGCAGCGCGGGCAGCAGCTAATGTAGCATCTCTGCCGTACATCTGACCAAGGCTAGTAGTCATCTGACCAGTAAGGCTGGATCTACGAGCATCTTCCGATTTATCAGCATATAGCTGAGCTTCCAATAACTTCAATCGATTAGCTTCATCTTTATCAAGCGCTTGTCCATAAGACTTAACGCCTTCATTTAGACCAGCGCCTAGATTAGAAAGTCCATATTGAGAAGTTCCTGCAGCCGTACCAGCGCCAATCCTAGCCATCAACTCGTACATTCTGTTTTCTTCACGATCTTTAAGACTTTTTTCTATTTTTGCCTTTTCTGCCGCGGATCGGTTAAACGCTTCACCGCTCATTTGATTCTCAATAGATTTTCTTACTTGATCCTCTAAGAATGAACGATAGGTTTCTTCGCTTGTGCCGCCCTCTTTAAATGCCACGATACCGCCACCTGCCATATTTTCTGGAACCATCTCACCTGTAGCGATGCTGGCAATACCAGAACGCAGAGCAGGAGCCATGATCTGATCTGTCTCAGGATTCATAGCCATGCGTCTACGCAGTATTAGTTGTTCTTCAATCATGCCTACTTCTAATGGCGTTAGACCTGGTTTTTCTAATAAAGCCTCTAATTGGTCAGTGCTCATCATCTTAATGTCACCACCAACAGAATAGGCTAGACCGCCTTTAGCCATCTCTTTAATAACACCGCCTTTGGCTTTAAAACCACCAGACATTCCATAGATACCTAGGGCTGACATACCTAAGCCACCGAGCTGAGATGCTGCGCTAGGCGGTGCGGTATAAATCTGTTGGGATGCCTGAGATAAAGGCAAACCACGAAGCATATCGGATTGAAATGCTAATTGCTGATATGGGTAATTACGTTGCTTGAGGAAGTCTTGATAAGCAAGATCCAAAGCCTGTTGAGCCTGTGCCTGTTGAACAGCGCCCACTTTTTGTTGCTCTGCGCTAATAGCTTGTTCTTGACCAAACTGAGTTTGACCAAGTTGACCCAATGCTCCAGCTGCTTGAAGACCAGTTCCTAATCCTGCTAATCCATATTGTCCAGCACCAATGGCTTGACCAATACCTTGCATACCTGCTTGAGCGCCAGCAATGCCTTGACCTGTACCAGCCAGTCCTAATTGACCAGCGCCAAGCTGTTGTCCAACGCCTTGGAGACCAAGCCCAGCACCTTGCATACCTAAACCAAGACCACCATAGCCAGCCTGTAAGCCTTGAAGCCCTAAATTAGCGCCAAACTGTTGTTGGCGTTGCGCATCTTCAAATGCTTTTTGTGTGCCTGTAGCTTGAATTTGTCCTAGCTGAGTTCCTAGATTTCGCTGTGCTTCAGCCTGTAAAATTGCTTGACGGCTACCACCAAACGCACCTTGACGAACCGCTTGTGCTTGCATACCAGGTATTTGTTTTGCGTAATCACGCATAGCCTCTTGTTTTTGAATATCCACCACATTCTGCATGTATGGAGACATATAGGCTTGAGTTGCATACGGATCAGTGGCTTGACGAGCAAAGGCTTCACCAGCACCAAAACCTTGTTCTGCTGCTTGTACGCCACGACCGCCATAACCAGCGCCCATACGCCCATACATAGCCGCTTGACGAGCCGCTGCTTGAGATCTTGCCAATGCTTCTTGCGCACCTAAACCACCGTATTGAGCACCAGCAGCACCATAGCCGATGGCTTGCTGACCAAGAATATCAGCACGAGGTTGAACGCCTAAAGCCTGTTCACCAGCAGATGTCGCTAATTGAGTAGCGGTTCCTATCTGACCAGATGGAGTTTGTTGGGCTGCTCTAGCAAATGCTTGTTGTTGTAATGGAGAAAATCCAGAAATACGTTCACCACCATAGGCCTGATACGGATTCTGGTTAATGTCCGTTAATGCCTCTGATCTGCCAAGCATGCGCTCAACATATGGGCGAGCATATTCAGGTATTGAGGTATTTGTAACTGTTTGACTACTTGGTGCTGGTGCTGGACCGCCGCCGCCTCCGCCTTTACCCATATCTATTCTCCAATCGGTAATTCATAAGTTACCCATAATGCCTTGTAACCATCATTTTTAAAAACTTTGCCCCAGCCAGGTCTACCAACTGATTCAATGCCATCACATCCCATGTCTCTACCAAAACCTTGTAACAATGCCAACATAGGCGTTTTCCATTCTTTTAGATTTATACCGCCACAAAAGTGCATACTCAATAGTTTTCTCTGTGGATAGGTAACTATCTCTGTTACTACCAAACCTTTAAATATTGGTCCATCGTAAGCCACCCATGTTTGATAATTCTCATCTAACATCCGTTCATAAATATTGTTAGTTGTATATCTACCATACGTGTATTTTGCTGCTTTTTCTGCAAAAGGTTCAATTTTTTCCCAGCATGTATCAATATACTGCGGAGGAACCATTGAAACTTCTATCATGCTAATAAATGTTTTTTAGCTTTAGTATCCTTTGCTACATTACCTTTTCCAATAGTTTTTTTACGCCCAGATTGAATTCGATCCATCATGGCATATAATCGTTTTGCTCCAGCATCGGTAGAACCATTACCTAACTCAGACACAATCCGAGCTGGTATGACAAATTCACCATCCGCAAGACGGGCTGGCTGCCTATTTCCAATTACTGCTGGAATATCATCTGATACGCCGTCTCCAGGACCACGCAACAACCGACCGCCATCTGAATACCCGCCTAGGCTATTTCCCATGACATCACCGCCCATGGCATAACCCTGATAGCTTTGTGCCGCTGCTGCCGCTTCTTCTGCCGCCTTTTGATCTTGCATCGCTTTGAATGAGCTTAACTGAGCCATAGAAGGAATTCCAACACCATAGCGTTGATTCTTTGCATCATAGCTATAAAAATTAGGATTGGCAGCTTGATATTGTGGTGTTAATGAGGCAACCAAATCAGCAGGCAATTGCTCTACTGATGCTGCTGGTGCAAAGCTAGGCAATCCTGAATATTTTTGTGTTGCAGCATCATATGTAATACCGCCTTCAGCCATTAACATGGGATTAGAACGCTCATAAGCGGGCTCATCCATGATTAGCTCGGAACTTACTGGGCGCTGAATAGGGGTGGCGTACTGGGTCTTGTCAATCATCCCTTGTGGATATAGACCACCTTGTGGGTTCATTGCCGTGTTCATCATAGACATACGCTCTACAGGACCGCCAGCTTGGAAGGCTTGCATAATACCGCCTTTAGCAGCCTTATATGGCTCAAGGGCTGTGTATTGCTGGTCAAAGTAGTTACGCTCACGGGTGTTTAAAACAGGATTGCCAGCTGTGTCATAAACCGTTGTTGCATAAGGCGATGGATAAACGCCAGTTGGCTCAGTAGGATTTGAAGAATATTCATATGGGCGAATCATGCCAGGACTAGGTGGTTGACCAGCTCCTTTTCCTTGTCTTCCGCCTAATAAAGATAAAGCTGTTGTGCCAGCTAAACCATAACCGAGCATTTTCATACCGCTTGGGCCAGCTGCTGTTACTGGAGGAGTAAATTGCATGCTGGCTGGAAGTACCGTATTAGATGCTAATCCTGTGTTAGCTGCTGGAACCATGCCCGCTGTTGTGGCGCCTTCCGCTAGAGCTGCTGCCTCTAAGTTTGCAGCTGCTTGCATGGCTGGGGTTACAGTATTTACTGCCGTTGCTGCTGGGGCTGCTGCCTGACTAGCTAACGCACTACCACCAGCGCCAGTTGCACCACCAGCGCCCGTTGCTGCACCGCCAGCACCAACGCCCAAAGCATTTAATCCAAATGCTCCAGCTCCGCCAATAAGACCACCAGTGAGCATGCTGTTAAGGATATTGCCGTCACCAGTGATAGCGCTATATGCGCCACCTACACCAGCACCAATTAAAGCGCCACCGCCAATAATTGCAGCCGTTCCAGTACCAAGGCCAATAGCTGTACCAACACTTAAAGATACCGCAACGAATGCCATATTAGTTCCCTTCCAGCAAGAAGTCTTTTGAGTTGTCTACGCACATATTTTCTAGCTTTTCTATGTCGGTCTCTGGTGTTGAGTAAATGTTTTGAAATACAACTGTTTCAATAATATAAGCAATTTTACGCCCAGGCTTAGCCATAAAGGTCGTTGGCGCAACTAATTCTTTCTTATTACCCTGCTCATCCATGACAATCATACGTCCTGAAACCATATTACAAAGATGCTCCATGCGGTGATGTTTGCCAATAATCAAAGCACCTGTTGGCATAGTTACTTCTTTAATATAGAGATTAGGTCCAAAGTGATGTTTTTCTTCGCATTTAATCTGTGGCTGCGCTTTTGCTGTCTGATATAAATTACCGATCTTCGCCTCTAAAAGAGATGCGGTTCTAGGCTTTATTGCAACAACACTCATATCTGTGCCTTGAACTTGTACTTAGGATTATCAGACTGCATTACTTTTGCTCCCAACTGCTGGAACATTTGAATTGTTATGGGAGCTGGAATGGAGTCGTAAACAGTAGTAATACCTTTATTTTTTAAGTACTTATAGAAATACTGCATATCGTTAGCAAGATCTTTTATAGATCCTACTGTAAAAAAATGAATCTGAGCTACGCCTTTTCCTAATGGCTTAAACCCCATAACCGAGCTTTCAAAAGGAATTAACTGAAGACCATTCTCAATTTCTTTCTGAACGCCAGCCATTGCTGGTTCTACTGGTAAGCCCTTATTCTTGAAGTAATTAGCAATTACTTTCATTATTTGTATTTGTTTAATATTCTCATTAGCAGCGGTCAATCCACCTTTAGCCATGCCTTGCGCTGGCATTTGAGGCATTGGCTGTTGTGGCAACGCAGCTTGAGGCAAACCAGGCTGCCTGGACATTACCTGAGATTGATAGGTAGGCGTGTCTATTAAACTGTCAAAGAAGCTCATGTGGGCCTCATATGGTTGGATTGATTGAAGTTTATCATGTTGTCAGACAGTTGTAACCGTTACTGTGCCTAATCTACCTACTGTTTTTACGCCTGTTAAGAAAATTAAAGGCTCTCCAAGGGCATTTACCCAATCTGAACCATTCCAATAGATCGGATACCCAAGGCTTGTATCAAAGTAATACTGTCCTACTTCTAGCCGCTCGGTTGGTCTATTTGCCGTAGTGCCTGAAGCGGGCACTGTTACGTTTTGAGTAAAGTTGTCAATCTGGTTAAAGTACAGACGCAGGGCGTTATTAAGCTGGTCAATGTAACGCTGGTTATAAACAATAGGCGCAACCAGTAAATTGGGTGCTTTTGAGGGGCGTAGTGGAGTTACAGCCATTATCTGCGACCATCATTTCTAATGTCAATTCGTGGGCTACCTAATTGCCAAGCCACACCTAAATCGGTAGACGTAATCCTAAATGCCATTTGGCGTCCACGAAGTCTGGTATATACCTGTCCATCAAATAACTGCACGTCATAATTGCGTTGACCTGTATAGTTTTGATCGCTTTGCACATCGGGCGAATCCGCTATTCCGTAAGGAGCACCAGAGTTTCTGCGAGGTCTCACCGTCATAATGACTTTGGGTTCATTTACATTAGAGCCGTTAAACGTAATGTCTGGCAGGATGCGCCATACAAAACCAAAGTTATGTCCATCACCAATGTCAAAATCCGAAGACTGAATAAACGCCTCAATCGGTACTGGAGTTAACCCTGATACGTCATCTACGTTGGCTTCGTGAAACAAAATTTTATTGCCTTCAGGATAGGCAGCCATTGGAAATTGACGTAATGGGGAATCAAGCCAAGCAGTTCTGCTCATAGTGCCGTACGACCATACCCGTTCAAGGTAGTTGTAAATGATGTACTTGTCAATCGCATTACTATTTTCAGAGCAGTAGAACCACCATATCTCGCTATAGGCTTCGTTTGAACCCGCAAACACTTGGAACGATTGATCTTTATTAATGTCTTCAAACACATACTTCCACAGCGAACAAGGCAAGGTTTCTACACGACCAGTGTATGAGAAAAACTTATCTACGCCCATCCAGTAAGTTACGTTGTTAATAGTAATAGTGGCATTAGGCCCCATTACAGAAATGTTGTCTTGCAATAACTGAAAACCCCAGACGTACGGCGGTCCTAGATACTGCATGGAATAAATAGCTGCATCAGACCAAACCAAAATCTCCTGGCGGGTAGATTCCGCACACATAATGAACGAACCAATGTTAAGGCGGTATTCACCAGACTGGTTTGTAGCTGCTGGAACCCAGTCAAATGGGTTTTCTTGGTCTGACCAACGTACTAAAAGTGGATCAAATGTGGTATCTGGATCAGAAGGATCATAAGGATTGGCGCCAAAACAGATTGCAAAACGCTGAATGGACGAGCCGATAATTTGATTAGTTGTGTTGGGTACAAACTGTCCTGCAAAGCCTGCGTTAGTTGATGCGGTATTAAGTAAAAGTGCCCGTACGCTAATACCTGTAGTGGCATCCCAATAATAAATAGCGCCACCACGAGGGGCAATAAGCAGATCTTCGCCGAAGTTATCGTTTGTCCATAAGCGAATCTGTTGCCCAATACCTACGTCTGCTGCGGCGCCCCAACCACGGAATGGAGCTACGGGAGTTGAAACTACAACGGTTCCACCAGTTGGTCCATTATCAGAAGTCGTATATGTAGTAGATCCAATAATCGTTGAAAAGGTATAAGCATTGGCATTAACCACAGTAATTGGTATTGCTTTAATAAATGGTGCAGACGCTATGCCGCAGACGTTACCAGATATGCTGTTGAAATAAACCGAATTGCCATTAGCAAGGCCGTGGGCAGTTTGAGTTACTGTAACCGTGGTACCAGGACTTGTACAAGTAAACGGGCTTGTAAGTGTAGTTTGAATATAGGTAGGCCAAGTTCCAGCACCCCAGCCTGTACCCTGGATAAACACATCTAATCCAGTTTGTATTTGGAACGCCATAGTAATTGTGTTTCCACCACCAGAGCCAGTAGAGTTTGCTGCATTTGCTACGGTAAAACTAAATTGGGTTGTATCAATATAGGTAATCTGGTGTTCTTGATTTAAATCTGCGGCAGTAATTGATCCAATTGCGTTAGCGCCCGTTACAGTAACAAAGTCATTTGTCAGACCTCCGTAACCAGTTAAAGTTACAGTTACAACGTTTGAACCGTTTGTAGTAGCAATGCAGTTCACTGTGTTTGGAGATGAATTTGCCGTAAAAGTAACTCGAATTGGGGTTACATCGTTATAGTCACCACCTTGCTCAATATAGTATTTAAGATTAGTACCAACACCCAGTAAATTGGCACCGTTTAAAGTAGCCCAGTTCCACAGCGCACGAGCAATACCTAAAAAGGTTTCATTAGATAGCCGAATCCAACCACCAATTTTTTCTGGAAAGCCTGAACGAAAACGCACTTTGTCGCAAGCATACCAGCCGCCTTCGTTGGAGTAGTCTGTGCCTTCTCGGTTGATTCCTGGACGAAATTGTAACTTTTGTAATGGCATACGGGTTTACCCTAAGATAAGAACAATGCTCGTTCGTCGTTTCTACGAGTAACTAAGCCTTTCAGTACTTTACCGCCAGCCAGCGTATATTTCAAGAACTCTTCTGCCGCCCCTTCCATTTCACCCCGAAGAACCTTTTGACGGAGGGTGCTGCGCTGTAATGCTCCCAGACCAATATTGAAGCTAAAAGATACAAGAGCATCGAACTGACCTTGAGTGAGCTTAACGGGACAGTAGCGTTCAACACCTCGCTCAAAGCGATTAAGATCGTCTCTAAGAATGTCATCTACTTCCTCCATCGAAAAGGTACGGTCATCTTTGTACTCCAGTGGGTAGGCATCCCGCTCGTCTATCTTTAAAGCACCTTGCCGTGGGTAGAGTACATGCCCAACACCAATCGTCCACAATTTTGCGGGACAGCGATATGGACGTTGACGGACACCCTCGTGGTGTTTAATCATTTTGATTGCTTTATCACTTACTTTCATTTCTTACTAAATGCCTGAGTCCCGAACCAGAAAGCAATAATGGACGCCAAAATCTGCATCTCATCTGCATCAAACACCATTGGAATAGCCTCGGCAAACGCTACACCGCTAGACCATGCCCACCAGATAGACGCTACATCTACAATGATTAATAGGAAAACAAATAGGTAGGTAACGACAGGGCGTACAGAGGCTCGTAGGTTAATGATCCACTGAGAAGCACCCTTACCGATTTCTATATCGTGTTGGTACATAGCTGTGCGTTCTTGGGCTTGGGTCTCCATCTGGACTTGTTCTGTCCTGATCTCTTCGATACGGGCTTGGGCTATATAACCTCTCTCTAGCATCTGGAGTTCTCTCTCCGTTTGCATCTTGGCTAGTTCTAATTCGTGCTTTTTATCTGACTTGTCTTGAAAGAAGTCCAGTAGTTTAGGCAGACCCCCCATTAGGAAGGACAGCGCTGTGGATATTAGGGTAAACATTATTTCTTACTCCTTGATAACATGGTTGCAGCAATAAAAAGCATTGCTTTAGTTTGCTCTAAATCGGCTGGGGGTTTATCCCAACCAACGGTAATCTGACCTACAAACCTACTGGGGTCTGGCGGTACACTAATTCTACAGCCAAAAGTCATCCCTTTTTCAATATACCAAAGCCCAATTTCTGACTGTGCCGCCTTGTACTCTCCACAAGGAACATTACCCGCCATTAAAGCGACTACATCTTGGTTATTTGCTTGATTAGAAGTAAACAACCCAACATCTAGCCCATCATTCGTTTTATCCCGACCAGTCTTTGTATAGGCTCGATATTGCACTCTAGTGTCAAACAAAGGGTTTACTTTAAATATTGCTACAACGGTTGCATCAGTCGTTTTAAATAAATGAACTGCAGCATCATCTACCCTATCTTCGGCAATGTTAGGTAGCTTCTGACTCTCTTTATAAGTGCCAACAATTAGTTCCTGATTGTCATAAATAATGTAAGCACCAAACGCCAACACCGCCATCAAAATAACTGCAAACAGCTTAAATGGGGAATCTACATACGCCAGTACTTTAGATAGCGTGTCATTGGCGTTCAGTTTTTCTTCAGCCATTATTTTTTACCACCCCATACAATAAAATAAGCTATCCAGCCCGCAGCCAAAAAGCACCAAAACTGCACCCATCTAACCTTTGACAACTCGGCATCAAAGTAGTCCTTGTCTGCCTTTTCTATCTTCTCAATCTCGGTCTTGATGTCTATTAGCTTCTGCCACTCTTTTGTGCCGTACTGCTTAATGAAATCAATCCGTAACTTATACTCCTCATCGCTTATCTTCTTGCGGTGCTTGTACTCCTCAAGGGCTTTAAATATCGCCCGCTCTTTCCTTAACTCTGCTTCTCTGCGCTCACGAATCTTGGCATTTGCCCGTTCCTTCGCTACATCTACCGCTTCCTTCTGAACATCCTCGATGTTCTTACCAATCTCACGCCCAGCCTCACGCCCAGTCTTAAGCCCCTCGCTGATCCCCTTGGCACCAGCCGATAACCCGAGTTCGTCTGACATATCTCACTGTTCTTTGCCTCAGAGGGTTGAGCCACCAAATGACATATTAGCCACCACGATAGCTACGTGTTGCTCTGGGTTCTCAAGGCTATGCCCACAATCACTGCACATCTTGGCAGCAAGCTCGGCCTCAGAAACATCGTATCCACAGTTTGGGCAGTAGATCTCAATGGTATGGCGTGGTTTAAATTCACCGCCGTCTAACGAGTCTTGAATTGTTTTAATCATATTTTTTCCTTAAGACTTCATAATGTAAGCAAGTGCGTAGTATGGTGGCAAGTTAGCATTTGTAGCAGGCGAACCAGCAGCAGTTATGCTTGTTGACGCACTAATTCCTGTGAATGCGTTTGTTATAGTAGCAACAGCTTGCCCAGAAATATTCCAATACACGACTGGTTGCCCTGATTGAGGGAAAATACCTCCACCAGTTTCAACAAGTTGTGTATTGTCCAAAATATGATTATGTCCTGGGTCTGTAATAGAAGTGCTTGCTGTATGGGTGTGGCTTACTAAAGTAGCGTTAGCTGAACCACCTGTAGCCGCTACTGCATATGTAGAGCCAGCACCAACAATAAACCGATCTCTTAAGTCTGGAGTGCCACTTGTACCATTACACAACAACCATCCCGTTGGGATTGAGGCAATAGACCCAGACCACATTAAAATTACACCCGCTGGGATAATAGAACGTACAAAAGCGGTTGTAGCAATTTGAGTATTATTTGTAGTAGCCGCTGCGGTTGGTGCAAGTGGTGTTCCAGTAAATGTTGGAGAAGCAGATAAAGCCATGCTCCCAGTGCCCGTTACTGAGTTAGATAAGGTTGTGCCGCCATAAGTCAAAGCGTTAGATAAGGTTGTGGCACCAGTTAAAGTAGTTGTTCCAGTAACAGCGCTATTTCCAGTAACAGCGCTATTTCCAGAAACTGTTACATTACCAGTTGCCGTAAGGTTGGCAGTGGAAAGATTGAGTGCGGCTACGTTGCCTGTATAAGTTGCTGCAACGGCATTGGTATTACCTGTAACAGATAGGTTGCCGTTGACCTCAAAGTTACCTACAGACTCATTACCAACAGCATTAAAGTTAGTACCATCACAGTAAACCCAGATAGTGGCGCCATTAGGCACAGAAACAGATGACCCGCTGGATGCACGAATATTGACCGCAAATCCACCAGAAGTATTATTCCTGACCACATAGAGCTTCTCAACTAACGGAGCAATAATATCTCGCACTGCAGCATTTGTACCACCCACCACCAAAACAGCGTTACGAGCTTCATCGGATACCCCGTTAAAGTTAGTTAGCGTGTAGTTGGCGTCTGTCATAGTAATAGATACAACGCCTGTAATAGACTGTTCTAATAGGGTTCCTAGATTGGTATTAGTAGTCTGACCCCAGATACCTGACTGGTCGCCATCGCCAATTAACTCAAGCCGTAGTGTTTGCGAAAATGTACTTGCCATGGTATGTCCTTAATTATCAAAGCCCGAAGGCACTAAAACATCTGTCCAGTTAGGCGTCTGGCTAGGCGTAATTTCAGTCCATCCTGAACCAGCACCTGGCACAATATTCTGCCAATTTGGGGTCTGATCTGTATCAATATCGCCCCATACGTTTACAACCTTAAGTTTAACAACTGCCTTCACGCCTGTCACGTTTACTACGGCGCTTCCTGAAATAGATACGTTGCCAATTACACCTACTGCATAAACGCCTGTGACAAAGACGGTAGCCCCGCCAGATACGTCTACATTACCTAGTCGGCCTACGGCATAAACGCCAGTTAGGTCAATTACAGCATCGCCAGTCACCGTTACCGAGCCTGTAACTCCGATAGCAGCTACCCCAGTAACCGTAACAACCGCACCAGCCTGGACATCTACATTACCTATACGCCCTACAGCGTACACCCCAGTAAGGTCTACAACTACGCTGCCTGATACATCTACGTTGCCAATCCGACCTACGGCATAAACCCCAGTCAAATCGACTACGGCATCGGCTTCTACCGTGACATTACCAACCTGTCCTACGGCAAATACACCCGTCAAGTCCACAACTGCATCGGCAACAACAGTTACATTTCCTACCTGACCAA